GCTTGACTACTAAAACCACTTGCACCACTTGGGAGGCCGCAGATTGATGGGTCCGGGATTTGGTGACCAGCTAAAATGTTCTCTCTAACGAGTGCAAATATCTCTGCGAACATTCCACCCTGTAAAGTAGGAGATATGGTCGTAATGTCGGGCTTAACGCCCTCAGAGCCGTAGGATACGATAACCCTTCCTGCGTTGGTTGGGCCACTATAGCGTGCTTCCAATCTTCGCAGCACATCCTCCATATCATTCTGAGAGTCAGGCTCCTGAGGGAAATTCACCCAAAGAGAAGGTTGTGCACCGTTGAGTATTGAGTTTAGGTTGTATTCTGAGATGGCACGAGATAAACGAACATCGGTGAATGCTGCCAGATAAGATGGCGAGCCATAGAACTCCATCCCAGGTGTGTAGTTACGAATGTGAAGGATTTGTCTGTCAGTGAAGTTTTGTGGGTCAAATTCTACAAACTCGACGACACCTGCTTTACGGTAATTATACCAGTCCCTACAATACAACCACTTATCTGAATACAACTCTGCATTTTCAGGTGCCTTAGCTCTCATATATTTTGCAGGAATGATGTGGATGCTGTCGATGCCTTCACGACGGTCCATTCGCCATGTTAATTCTAAAAAAAGGTTGCCCGTCACCACATACTCAAAAAATATCTGCTTTGCGACATCATTCAAGGTTTCTTTTTTGTTGATTTTGTAGTCCTTAATAAACCCTCTACCAACAGCATTATCAACCTTTGTTCTGATTGCTGAAGAGTGAATTGGCGAATAATCTACTGCCACATAAAGTTCTTCAGGCATGGCATTATTTAGCCCCCAACTGACAAAGGGGTGTGAACGATTTATCTTCTCCACAAAAACAGGAGAGTTGTCTACACCGAAAGAAAATGAATCAATTTTAGTCATTGTTTGGATTGTATATTATGTAGGTTGAATCACTATTACCACTATAAGTAGTTGGAATGTTGAGGTTTTCCCCAACAACATTTACCAAAGTAGTATAAATTAAACCCCCACTTAAATCAGGGTTCAAATTACTATTTGAATTTTGTTGGAAAATCTCAAGGGTGTATTCACCAGGAATTAGATGGACATTTGTTTGACCACAAGAGGTGCTGCCAGTTAAAAATTGAGCTATTGAATCATTGGTGTTAAGGCAAAAAACATCGTAGGATGGGGGGTATGAAACTGCTGGTTGTAAACGAAAAGGAATGAAGTACCATTTCTGCCCACTTAACTTATGCTCAAGGTACCACAAATAAAAGATTGTTCCACTTATCGTGGAGTTTCTGGTGCAAACTGCCGCAGATTCATTTTGTTGCCCTTGGTATATGTAAATCATTACTATTTAAGTTATCTTGGTGGAAATAAATTAGGCGCTGGTTTAGAGGCAATACTACGACAATTAACACCAATTATACTATTTCCATTGGTTGATGCACTCCAAGTAATTCCATCATTAGAATATGCTAAATTATTTGTTCCTTCACCCCCTGCAACCCAACGAGTTCCATTCCACGCAATAGCTAATGCGTTTGTGCTTATAATAGTATTTCCATTGGTTGATGCACTCCAAGTAATTCCATCATTAGAATACGCTAAAGTATTTGTTCCTTGACCCCCTGCAACCCAGCGAGTTCCATTCCACGCAATACCTGTTGCAGATGTGCTTATAATACTATTTCCATTAGTAGAAGCACTCCAAGTAATTCCATCATTAGAATACGCTAAAGTATTTGTTCCTTGACCCCCTGCAACCCAACGAGTTCCATTCCATGCAACACAATTACCAAAAGTACTTATAATGCTGTTTCCATTAGTTGATGCACTCCAAGTAATTCCATCATTAGAATATGCTAAATTATTTGTTCCATTCCCTGCTGCAACCCACAAAGAACCATTCCAAGCAACAGCCTGGGCATAACTACTAAAAATTGTATTACCATTAGTTGAAGCACTCCAAATTAAACCATCGTAGGAATATACTAAGGAGTTTATACCATTTCCTGCAGAAACCCATTGGCTTCCATTCCACCCAACACCATACCCAAATGTCTGAACCGAATTACCATTAGTAGAAGCACTCCAAGTAATTCCATTTGTTGAATAACCTAAAGAATTGGCAGTTTGACCAGCAGCAACCCATAAAGAACCATTCGATGCAACACCATTAGCAATACTACCAATAACACTTAATCCATTTGTAGAAGCACTCCAAGTTATACCATCTGTTGAATAACCTAAAGAATTAAAACCACCTCCAGCACCACCAGCAGCAACCCAAAGAGGTTGTGGTGATGGCGTTGGAGAGGGTGTTAAAGTTGCTGTAGCGGTGGGACTTGAAGTTGTGCTAGTTGTGGGAGTTTGTGTGTTAGTTGGCGTTGGCGTTGGTGTCGTTATAAGTTCAACAAAGAAATCATCACTGTTCATAAAAATATCCAAAAGACAACCACCACTTGATGTTGGAGTCGGGTCATAATTCACCGTAGTAGAAAGTGAAGAACCAAATGGGACTGAGTTTAAATACCGAGTAATAGTAGCTTGCCATCTGTAATTGCCAAAAAATTGACCTTGAAAATCACCAATATCTAAAATAAACTCATTAAATGGAGAGCCATTTGCGTAGGTGAAACCAGCAGGGTAATTTATTGAATAAAAATATGATGCACCTTTTTGTGGGAAACTTTGGAACTCAACACAAATTGTAACTTGACTTTGAGTTGAACCAGTAGAACCTGTGTATGGTAATCCATCTAAGTCAACTGTCCAAGTTGTTCCTGTAATTATTAAATTACTATCATTAGCACTAATTAAAGTTTGCGCAGTTAAACCAGTTACCGGTGTCGGTTGCGGAGTTCTTGTTGGAGTCGGCGTTTGTGTTTGGGTAGGGGTAGCGGTTAAAGTAGTAGTGGTAGTAGTAGGCGTTTGCGTATTTGTCGGTGTCTGCGTGGGTGTTCCTGTTTGAGTTTGAGTAGGGGTAGCCGTCAAAGTTGTTGTTGGAGTCTGCGTTGGTGTTCCTGTTTGGGTCTGCGTTGGTGTTCCTGTTTGAGTTTGAGTAGGGGTAGCCGTGAAAGTTGTTGTTGGAGTCAGCGTAGGCGTTCCTGTTTGAGTTGGCGTTGGTGTAGATGTTGGCGTAGATGTGTTGGTTGGTGTTGCAGTGATACTTGGTGTCGGCGTGGGACTTGCAGTGATTGAAGGTGTTGGTGAAGGTATATCAGGAATAAACTTAACGACAATATCATTGAGTGCTCTTTGCTCACCCAAGTAATTTGAGAATTTTTTATTTAAAAAAACTTTAGCCACTTAACTAAAATCAGCAAAATGTCTTACATAAATTATAGTTCCTACGACATCAAGAACACAAAGGTCAGTTCCATTAGTAGTTAAAGTGAAACCCCCACCTTCAAATTGGAAAGTATAACCACTCGCTGATGGAGTTAGGGTTTGAGTGCCAGTAGTAGTTAGATAAACATTATAGGATGCTCCATTTTCTATGTTGGACATACTACATGTTGAGTTTCCTGTTAAGGTCATCTGTACAATGCCACCTAACTTCCAATCAATATTAAAAGTATCACCACTACCTAAACTTTGAACTCCTTGGGCTATTTGTCCATAAGATTTTAAATTTTCAGTCAAAGTGAAACCTGATGTAGATACGATAGTTTTGTTCGATATACCAAGACAAACTATGTTATTAGAAACTCCAGAGAAATTGTTGTTTTCACCTCCAATAATTGTGGTCTTTGTTACTGGTTGTAAAATTGAATTATTTAATCCACCTACCATAACATTATTTGCACCGAAATTTGAGGTGATAGTCAATCCACTCGTACCAATAATAGTGGAATTATTTGAACTTTCGAGTCCAGATATTCCAGCAGAAGAAATGACAATAGTTCCATCACTTTTAATGGTATTTCCAACACCAATTGCAATTGCTCTGTCATAGGGCCCAAATATTTGGTTTGAAACTCCAATTACAACTGATTTTTCTGAATCACCACCATTTTGCCCTAAACCATTTGATGCGCCAACTATTGTTGAATCTAATCCAGAAACGTGGGATTGAGTTCCAATAACCGTAGCATTACTTCTATCCTGAAATGAATCATAACCAATTCCAACACCAAAATCACCGGCAACAATTATTGATGAACCAATAGCAATTGAGGTATTAGCGATTGCTCGAGAGTCAGTTCCCAGTGCAATTGAATCAGTTACCGCTCCTGCGTTTTTACCGATGGAAATTGCTCGTGGTTGATAAATTTCTGCATCAGTTCCAATTGCAATACCATTGTCTCTGCCAGCGCCTTGGTCATGGGCATTTTTACCAATAACTACTGTGCCTTCAGATACCGAATAAGCACCATTTCCAATTATTACTTGTGAAGGTGCTGTAGTTCCAGAAGCTGCATTACCTAAAACTATAGAGTAATCACTTGTTGCTACTGAAGGGATTGCTGTTAAGAAATCTGCTGATTTCATAGAGGAAGTGCCAGAACCTTTTGTAAGTCCTAAAACATATTCCAGTTGAGATTTATTGGAGACGGTCTCTCCACTATTGTTGATAACAACCCACGAACCTATTGTATTTTGTGTTGTGGCTGTGAGTTGCGAAATTTTTAAGTTTGCCATTTTTTAAATGTTATAGATTAGGTTCAAGGAGGTCACCTTGTTCTGTTTCGATTATGTCTCCACTTTCAAACAATAAATAGTTTTGAACAGGAGGGCTTGTAGATGGAGTTGGGGTATTTGTGGGTGTTTCTGTTGGAGTATTGGTTGGAGTTTCCGTTGGGGTTTGAGACGGCGTTGAAGTTGGAGTCTCTGTTTGTGTAGCTGTGTTTGTAGCTGTCTGCGTTTGAGTTGCAGTGTTTGTAGGTGTCTGCGTTTGAGTTGCAGTGTTTGTTGGTGTTTGCGTATTTGTCGGTGTAGTTGTGTTAGTTGGAGTTTGTGTAGTTGTAGGGGTAGCACTCGCAGTTATGCTTGGCGTAGGTGTGTTACTCGGGGTTACCGAAGGGGTCACTGGCACCCCACTTGTTTCTTCAGGAACATAACCACCCAATGCAGAATTTGCTACCACTTCTGGTAACTTAAATGTGTCCCATCTGGGCATTCTTTTTCTTGGAAACATAGATTTTTTTTGGCTAAAAAAGGGGGACTTTCACCCCCCTGTTTTTTTTTGTATTAT